GAAGAATCAATTTGTCTCAATAAAAGATGAGTATGTCCAATAGGGTCTCTTTCAGCAACATGCACTTTCATTTTCGCTTCAATCAAAACATCACGTCGTCTCCACAGAGCAGGAAAATCCACAATCGCAACAGGCTCTGGGTATTTCACATTCGAACTTTGCATCACTAACATCGAACAGAACTTCATTCCTTTCTCTTCTATTTTAGCCATAGGGGGAGTAAATTCAGCATTCGTCTTCATACTAAACAATTCAGCAACATCCTCACTCGTTTTCACTTGGGCAAAATCATCTTGAATCACAGCAAACTGTCCAGCATATCCATCCCAATGTTTCACACTCGCAATTCTCGCAAACGCTCTATTCGTAACAGGAAGATTTTGGGACTCGGCAATCGCATTTATCAACTTATACATCACTCCAGATTTGCCAATATTCGTTGGTCCACTCACACTCACACACAAAGGGTCAGGTCGGGCAGTCGCATACAAAAGGGGCTTTCTCGCAATCTCATAAAGTTTAAAGCAATCTTTTTGAAAAGTTTTAAAAATCGTAACTATTCCAGCGTTCGCATTCATCGCAGAAATTTCACTCGCAAAATGTTGACTCTTATCATACATCGCAAACACTTGTTGTCTCAAATTCACATCTAATTGGATTGCTTGTTGGTATTCAGGAGACATAAACGTAGCAACTTGTTCAGCCCAGACTTGCATTTCTCCAGTCAAACTCTTAATATTGCTCTTTCGTTCTAACTCTTCAACACTCTTTCCCATACACCATGCAAACACTTGTAAGTACATATTCTTAAACCATCCATAAAATTTCTCAATCGCAACACTTCCTTGCATTAATCTAAACATATCAAATGACTTACCTACGGTACTACTAACAAATCCTTCCACATCATCGCCTTTCGGCACTACCTTAAAATATATCGCGCTAATTAAAATCGTTAATCCACCAAGAATTCCAGAAGCCACAGAGGCCCACGGAATGATCTTCTCACCAATGGCTTGAAGATCTTCCGTGAACCCTTGGGTATCGGGCATATCGGCCTGTCTCACACTTGCATCCAGGACGCGGTTAATATAGGGGGTAAGGGCAACAGTTATTTGGGTTATCATATTCATGGGGACATTCAAATCTACTAACAATCTCGCAATCGTCTCAAAGATTCGTCCTAAACTAAAACCTTCTCGCATAAATCCACTCACATCAATCATTCTACTAAAAATAAAATTCATTCCAAAATCAAACTTAAGTCCAAAAGAGTCCATCGTTCCACGCGCCATGCGCATCACTTCACTCGTCTCATCAGTCAAAATTTGTCCTTGATTCGTAATTCGTTCAGCAGTCTCATTCACTAAAGCTTCAGCATTCAAAACAGTCTGTTCCACGCGGTCAAGCGTAGTTGTTACCTTATCAGCTAATTTAGGGTCTAACAATCCAGTCTTCATAAATCCCTCAAACATTTGAGTTTCATAATCCACTTGGTGTTTTCGTGGTTGTTGTCGTTTGGTGGATTTCTTACGTCCATGCTCAAACACACTTTTCATACGCGCAGTAACTATTTCAGTCATACACTTCTTATCACGATCAGCCATAATCTTAGCTTTCCTCTTTTCTTCTTTCCCACCCTGGGTCTCAAACATCTCGTTCTTTCTCTTCCATTGGGGTGGTTGGGCAGTGAGGTAACTGCGTGGGATTAAATCCTCCCACATTCCACGAAGCACTGGTTTCTTTGGCTCGCGGACCCATTGTTTCTGGTATTGGGTAAACCATTGGGACATATAGGGGTTCTCTCTCAGGGACCAAATTCTCTCTCGATTCATCTTCTCCTCAATCTCATTCTTCAAATTGATCTTAAATTGAACATCATCTTCTCGGCATGGTCGCACAAATTTCTTTGGCAACTCCCAAGTCCAATCTCCTCCATCCAAGGTCCACATCTCGGGGGGGGTATCAACATCGTCATATTCGACATGAGTTTCCTCAGTCTCAACAACAACATATTGTCGGCAGAAGGAGTTCAACTTTACAGTCTCACTCACTTCCACCTCATCCTCATAGGTGACAGTCCATCTGCTTTCCAGATTTCCTATCATCACAAGGGGCTTTGGTCTTATGGTTTCCCAATAAGCCAAATTTTCAAAATTCCTCGGTGGTCGGGGAATATCGCGTTCATGCTCAGTCCTAAACATAATCATACACCGGAAGAATTCTTTCCACATGCGAAGTTCATACTTACATACTTGCTTGCATTGGCATACTCTCCACATCTCCTCTTGATCATCATCTTCGTAAATAACTTCCAATGTAGATTCATGGTCTTTCCAATTAACACTTGGGGTTGTAGCCGCACTGCGAATTACTAGATCAAAGTAACAATTGCCACTCTTCTCCGTTCTGATTCGCAGATATCGTCGAACTAAGTCCATTACAGCATCGAACTTCCATGGACCTCTCATCTCTCGGGCAATTCGGGATTGAATCTGGCAGGGGGTCATTTCATTAAAGAGAGGAGCCACCACAATGGTGCTCGCAGCTTCACTAGCGTCAACCGTATCTCGGATGAACGGGATCACTCCCTCACTAGTTGTTTCGTCAGCAGAGTTGTGATTCGAAGACCGGGCCGGCATTTTCTTATCGTTGTACCTGTTCATTA